TCGCCGTTCGGCCTGGCTTCTCCCACCGGCCCTAAGGCCTGGTCCCACCTAATTAAACAGGTGAGCTCCACCTCAGCTTGATGTCGACGCGCTGAGGGCGTCCAGAACGCTCTAAGTGCTCGCTTTCACCCTGGGGTTGGCTTGCCCACAAGGTGGCATCGTGGTATGTCCCAAAGGGACCACCCACGATAGCACCAGGTTCCAGCCACGGATGAGGATCCGTATCGGCTGGGGTACCTAGCTTAAGCAAACACTTAAGTAGGGCACCAGTCCCCTCCAAATGATCTTTGGGGGGTTTGGCCGACACTACAAAGCCCTTGACAAGAGGGCTTTGCCGGCTTGGGTGCAGTCTCGTGAAGCGATACCCGAAGGTCTCGCCCACAAAACTCACCCTGCCCAATATCGAGGAATCTGGACTGACCGTGGGGAAGAACTTAATCAACCCCTCGATCCTTTTGTCCAGAACTCGCACAGTCTCCCAGTAACCACTCATATAGAGTTGGTTTCTAAGAGAAATGAGCGAGCCCACCTCGACAGCATCCTGCCGTCGTGTTGGGAATAGTTGACGGACGCGGACAATACTAACGTCCTCGCCGTCATAATATTCCTTCCCGCAAGACTCTCTGAACTTACCAGTCCAGAAAGACTTGCTCAAGCCAACTTCAGCTCCAAAAAGCTGGAGCGCTTGAACGACGGACAGCACATGATCTACAGGAACGATAAGATCGTCCCCATAGACACGCACCGAGCCGACAAAACGTTTTACGTCTTGCCGGGAAAGTGACGTGTTAAGCGATCTTTGAATCCCGACGAAGATCATGGTCAGAAAGACCATTGCTTCCATCGGGAAGCAAAGTGCTGAACCCATAGACGCGTATTTGGCAAGTCTTATCGACTTACCATTTACGACAGCCCGTCGCGATCTGGTAGCATCGACAGCCCTAGCTACATTGGGCCACCGAGCCACCATGACTCTGACGAGCTGATTCGAGACACGATCGGAAGCATCGCTCAAATCGAGCGTTGCGGTTCGGTTATCAATCGAACCTTGCTTTGCAAGCTCCTGATTAGGAGCCTGCTCCGCAAAACCGATCAACTCCGAGAGCAGTCTATCTCTCTCGAAGTACTTGAGAAAACAGCGGTAGACCCCCTGCTGCATATATTGCATGCAGGTAGGCTCCATCGCTATCACTCGAGGTGTCTTGAGCGTCTTAGGAACAAGAGTAACCTTTACAGGTTCCTCTTCTCCGGGTTCGAGGACGTTCATGCCATCGAGAACGTGCGTATAACGCCAATTCGGGATGACATGGTAGACCGCGGGAAAAACCCGCTCTAACCGTCTGGTCCAGGTTCGCTGATTCCACTTCTGATTTCCAGAAATGTGGTCAGCGGTTGATCCTGGTCCATGCTTCGGTACAACTCTGTCAAATAGGACATCTCTGTCCATCTGACTAAAGAGAGGGCCGAAAAGCAACTCAGACATATCGCGGAACTCATCGAGATCTCTCTCGGTAAGCGCCGCATCTGAGCGACGAACGTCCTGCTCACACTTGACATAGCCATTTAAGGCCGCAACATTCCGCGCATCACTGCACGGAAGTTGCATCTTGCCGAACATCAGCGTTAGCTGACGCAAGGCTTTGATAGCAGCCTCATCTGGCTCATCAAGTAACAAGCCACTACTCCGGTCGAACACACGGTTGAAGAAACCTCCCAAAAAGCGGGGGAGCCTTCCACCAGGTCCTCTTTTGAACCTGGTGTCGATACCGACCTTTCCTTGGTCGAGCCAGCTTTGGGCTGACTTACCAAAGTCGGGTAGGGTTATCGTTAAAAACGATAACCCCTCATGTTCGACTCGCCTCGTGACGGTATTAATGTCACGAGTGGCGCTTGTGCGACATCTGGTAGCCGATTCCTCGGCTACCATGGACCAGAGTGACATCAGGCTTTTCACCTGTCCCGGATTGATGTCCAGGGTAACCTCCTCGATATCTGAAGGTTCAGGATCCATAGCCTAAGTCACTAAAGTCTAGCTGAGGTCGACCAGCTTTCGCAGGTCGACCGGCAGCCTGTCTAGCAACTCGGTCACCGTGACCGACCGCCCCATGAAAGAGTCAAGGATCCGAATCTCGCGATTCGGGTCCACTCCCTCATGGATCGGAAGGTCCACGATGTACCGAAAGCAAGGACGGCGGTGACGCGCTTCCTCGGCGTTAGCCAAGCGAACCGCTTTCATCACCATCCTTAAGCGGCGGGGAATATACTCCCCCGGGACTGATTTTGACATGTTACTGTCACTACCTTTCTCGGGGAAACCCCGACGTTGTTATAAGGCTGCCTAAACAACTAGACACCATGGAGCGATGTACCTCGCGGTACACGAACGTGCCTTACGGCGAGATGTCTCTACGTACCTATTCCGAGCAACAAATGCTCGAACCAGGACGTATTAACAATCTCCCTAAAGCTCAGGTGAACGAAGTCGAAGACAACGACCACCAAAAGGACGGTTTTATAACCGACCTTAAGGCGGACGCTTACTTCAGCTCCGTCCCCTGGCTCAGGACGTTCAGGACGGTGAATAGAAAGCGACTTATCCGGCCCTTTCGGACCGGGTTCGTCAGAATTCTGCTCGCCGTCGCCGCCACTACGACTCTCCACCAAGAAACTTGGTGAAGACCGCATTCGAAGCCGCCGTCAGCTGGGTGTTGAAACCCTGCCAGATGGCCAAGAGCTCCGCATCCGTATAGAATCCAGCCGAGGGGAAGTCGACGACTGTGTAAACCGCACAGCCCGTCTTGACATTCTGCCCCGACTGGAACG